CGAAGTAGCAGACAACACACAAGTAACTTGCCCCGTAGCAGCAGAAGTAACAGTGCAAGTAAACGAAGCTTTGATAGTGGTGGAGTCCTGCTGGCTACGAATCTGAGATGCGTAGGTACGACCAGTAATATCAACAGCTGTAGACCCGTCAGTCGTAATAGTTACGATGAGGGTTTCAGTGTCACCACGAGTGATGGTTAGGTCTTGGTCAGCAGGTTGGGCCATACACCCCTGATAATAGCATTAAACGACATAGCCCGCATCTGTTAGTACATCATGGACATTCTCGGAAACAACATAGGTTTGCCCTGGTTCTAGACTGTACGACTCGGTACCAATGTCTGCTTTGACTTTGCGGTTCACTTGGATTTCAACATTGATTTCGGGTCTAATAAAATCTGTGGTGTCAAGCAGGGTTCCTTCAGGGATTAGGGATAACAGTTTGCGGGTGGCGTTAGACCATGAGAAGGCTTTAGTTTCAGGAACGCGAGACACAGCAACCTGTTTAATGGTGCCACGATTTTGGTATGCCTCCATCATCAGTTCTTCCAGTATCTTCTGGTTTGGTTCATCCCACTGCCCTATAGTCTCCGCTTTAGATTTGGTGCATGGAACTACCCCGAATGCAAGATGAGAGAACTGGGCCTGTCCTGAGCTGTCTGACACGATTGTAGGGATACCACTAGCAATAGCCTGCAACGGCATAAGCCCGAACCCTTCGCCACGAGCCGGAGCCACAAAACAATCAGCCTTGTTGTACCAGTCACGTTGCTCGATGGGACTCATCCAAGTCCTATTAAGAAACACTTTGTCACCAAGGTTCCGGCTAGGCACATCCTGAGCATGAGGGGCGGCCTTGATATGCAGTTCAGCATCAGGAAGTTTCAAAGCATTAAAAGCCTTAACCAAAACATCCAACCCTTTGCGGTGCCACAACGACCCGCCACCCTGGAAACGGAACACGCCATCATTCGTAGTATCCATTGGATACCAAAACTTGTGGTCAACCCCTAACTGGCAATATGAAACATCATTATGAAACTGACTAAACAGTTCTACGTTATGTTGACACGGCACAATTACTTGGTCAAAATGCGGCAACCATCTACGGAAATTAGCTGGCAACATATCTGTTTCCCACATCGAAAACAAAACCCGATGCTGACCTTCAAGCCAACCCTTACAAGCATAAGGAACCTGCATGTGAACATGCACAGAAGCCTGGTCATCCAACTTCACAGACTTAGGAAGCGAATCCTTAAACCCTTGAAGCATTGAGCCATACCCCAACTTAGGGTCAGGGAACCCCTGCCAAGATTGATAATTCACAACGGTGCGGGAGTGCCTTCAATTTGATGGCGAGAAGTAGCCAACTGTTCAACCGCGTGGCACCCGTCAATCGTCTTCGGTTGTAAACCTTCAGCCCGCAAACGCTTGTACGCAGGCATATCTTTAGACCAGTTCTTTTCACGTTGGTTAATAGACGCAACCGATTCACCCTTAGTGGTGGTGGAGTTAGACCCCATCTGAACCCCTGCAACCCTGCAACCGAAACAACCCTCAACATCCAAATACGGATGAGTTTCTCTATGCTTCAATGTAATCCCCATATCCGGCTGCTCGAAGGTCTGCTTCCTCTTGTTCCGTAATCGTATGAACATGCCCACCATGATAGGTAAAAGCAACATCTTCTTGTTCTGCTGGTTGGTACTCAGTAAAAGAACCATTGTTCAATTTGAACACGTTACGACCACGGCGACCTGGCCTTAATACGGCAAGGATGCCACGCTCCCCTGGCAAAGCCCAGTTCACGTAGTTGTCTGTAGGCGGTTTGAAAGTTGTCATAGCTAGAGAATAACAAAAGCCCCCCACCGAAGTGAGGGGCTTCCATTATAAATTCCTTGTCGGAAATTATTAGGCGTTTGTGCCGATGCTCGAAGATGATTCGATACGACGCAAGGCTTCCTGACGGAATACTGCGTAACCAACAAAGTGCTTCCAACCGACTGGGCGGAAACGCTGCAAGAGGTCTGTAACTGTTCCGTAGACGATTGTTGGCTGTGCGCCGTACTCGCCACCCATAGATACAGCCTTGGCAAGAGCCTGCTGTCCCATGATGAGGGTTCCGTATGCGTCAATTGTTCCAGATGCAGCAGAGTTGTTTGATGCGTCTACGAACAGAGGGGCACGAGCCGACTCCATAAAGCGTACGCCTTCAAACATACCAATTTCACCGTTGTAAAGAGGCATTGCATTGGTGTACTTGTATGAGTCACGCCAACCGGAAGCATCTGTAATACCACGAAGGTCGTACGATACGTCTGGGTGGATGAAACCGACATAGTTGCCACCGATTGTTGGAACGTTAGCTCCACGCAATTGAGCCACTGCACGACGGATGTCTTTAGCGGTGAGGGTGTCATCAGTGTTGATGGTTGTACGGCTAGTTGGGGCTACTGCACCACCTGTTGCGTAAATGACGTTTGTTCCAGCTTGGACAGCGTTACGAGCGATGGTGTCAATTGACAAACCAGCGTTGTAACCAACAGCGTTAGCGGCTACTGGGTCCACAGGGAGGAATGAAGATGCACGGAGCTTGGCGGTTGTTACCGTTGCGTTACCGTATTCTTCAAGGGTCACAGTAACTTGTGCGTCGCTCATTGCGACTGGGGTTACATCTTCTGCTTCACCAAGAGCAGTGGTTGCTGCTGCAAGGTCTGCGAAGACTGTGAACTTGACGGATGCACCTGGGTTAGTTGCGTTTGTTGCTTGAACATCTGCGAACTGGTCAAAGTACATTTCTGGGCGAAGGGCAAAGTATGCCAACTTCTCAAAGGCAACCTGGTCAACGTTGAGGTTGGAGGTGCCTGTTTCTGCTGCGTAATAATCAGCCATTTGGGTTTTTCCTTAAATTAGAGGGGGTTTAGTTGTTATCCAAGGTTGACACCTTGGGCTTGTGCCTCTGCAAAAATGTCGGAAATTTCTTCTGCTGACGCAGCATCCCTGATTCGTTTAACCCATGATGGTCCTTCAGAAGCAGTTTCGGCTCCGGCAGCAATCCTATTGGTTTGCTTCCATGCGGCCTGGTCTGGGTCTTCCTGGACAGTTTGGGGTGTAATCAGTTGTGCTTCTTCTGCGGCCCGCCTAATGGCATCTGGAGTTAAGTCACCGTCGTAGCCTTTAACGAAATACTTGGCTTGTGGAGAAGCAGGGTCTACACCCGCTTTTACAAAAGCTAGTTCACGTTGGCTGGCTGAGAATTCCGCAACTTGTTTGCGTAACTCTTTGGCTTCCTTTTCCAGTTGTTTCATTCTTGCACGAACTGGGTTCGTTTCGGATGCTGGCTGGTCGTAGTCGTCTTCGTTGAAATCATCTTCAAAATTTGACATTATGGCACTCTCCTTGGTCCACATCACACCGGAGGGTTGTGATGGCTACATAGTTTTTACACCCCGTTTTGCGCTGATAACTCAGGGGGTGGTTATCAGGTTCTCCCATCGGGATACGTTTTTACATTAGCACATTATTGGCCGACGGTGCTTAGACCTGTCATGCCTTGTTGTGTTTGTGCGAAGCCTCCACCTTGCTCGAAAGTTGCTTGGCGTTTGCGTTTGCGTGTGGCGATGCGTTGTGCTGCGGCTTGGTTGGTCCCGAAGGTTCCAGCAATTTGTTCTTGTTGGGTTAATGCTGTTTCGCCTTGGAGTTCCATGCCTAGTAGTTCTTGGGTTGCTCCGATTTGTTGGAAACCTTGGGCGGCTTGTGCGCGACTGATGCCTTCGGTTGCTAGTCCTTCGGCTGCTGCCACGTCGAGCGTGAACCCTGCCTGGCGACGTGCTTCAGAAGCGACCTGTGCGGCTTGGGCTTTCTTGATTGCGTCTGACTGGTTGAAACGGGTCGGGTCAATAAAGAACGCAGCAATGTCCCCATCGGATAATCCGTAGAGTTGTTTGAGTTCTGCTTTGGTTCCTGGTTCGGCTTGCATAACAGCGTTGTACCCTTGGGATACACGGTTGTTGAGTTCGCTTGCTGAAATGTCTCTGCCAATGAAGTTGTTGAAATCTTCTTGCGTGTCGTAGAAACCTTTGGGAAGGCTGTTGGCTCTAAGGGTTGCCTTGAATTCGTTTTCTAAAGCAATAATCTCGTCTTCAGTTTTGGCGGCATAACCATTAGCAGTACGGAATTCGTTTGCTTTGAAACGTTCCTTATAGGCAGCTGTTCCCCTGACAGAAATTAAAGCAAGCTGTCTACCGAACGGACCGTCAAATTGTGTTGGGTCGTCAAGCAAAGCATCATCAAGTATTTTTACAATCTCTGCGGAGTTAAGTCCGTAAGCGGCTAAAAAGGTTTTGATAATTTCGTCAGCATCCATTACAGTGTCTTTCCAAATCCAGATGCCAAAGTTAAGGCAAGTTTACGATAGGCGTTTTTAGCAGCGTCAGTCTTTTTCCATTCAGGTTGCGCCCTGAGATAGCGGTTCCATTCTGAAGAATCCATAGTGCGATACTCGTTTGTTTTAGGGTCTTGATAATTCAAAGCCTTGTTCCACTTGTCTTCTGTCCAGTTAATAGTTGACGGGTCAATACCAAGAACATTATTGGCCGCATCAGAATACATAGACACGGCTTGTTTAACTGTTTGATTTTTTTCAATCTGTGGAGCCAACGAACGGTACTGCTGCGAAGCTTGCATTTTCATTTGGTCAGTGAACTGTGTCTCGGTTTTGGTTCCTTTAAGGATTTCTTGTGTCCACATATCGAGCATTGCAGGGTCTACTTTTTGTGCGTAGTCATCTGCTGACGCTCGAAGTCCTGCGGCTACTGAACCTTGACGCAACGAAGCAACACCTTGCGCCCCGCCTTGTGCTGTAGCAATAGATTCTGAACCAATAGCGTTCTTCATCTGTTGGGGCGACCAGCCAAATTTGATTTGGTTTTCAGTCAACATACGTAATGTGCTGTCAGAAAGGACAACACCGGAACCTACTTCAAGGCTCAATGCGCGGGTGTCTTCAATTCCTTTGTTGATGTCTGCTTCAAGCGTTGCAGGGTCAGTAGATTTTTTGATGTTGTATTGACGGGTTGCTGATTCTGTTGTGCGGAACCAATTGGTGTTTTGCAAACGAGATGTAAGTTTTGTTTCGTCGTTGTACCAGCCTTCTTTAACTGATATGTCAATAACTTTTTTTACTTCAGGGTTGTCGTTGTAAACATCCCACATGGAACCAAATTCGTCTTGAATAATTTGTTGCCATTTAGACCCGCCAACTTTGACTTTTTTGCCGTCGAAAAGAACTTCACCTTTTTTAAGTCCACCACCAGTGCCGGAACCTGTAGTCCCACCACCAGTACCACCGCCACCTAAAGGTGGTTTAGGTGCTGTTGCACCCATGCCGGAACGACCAGAAGCATCAACACGTTTAACCGCAGGAACCTTACCTGCAACCGTTTTAGAAGCAAGGGTTATCTTTGAAACAGGGGCAGTGCCCTTGCGGGCAGAAGTAGCAATTTCGACAGGCGCATCTTGACCAACTTTAATTGCATCAATCTCAATTTTTCGTGCCTGCAAAGTAGGGTCGTCAGTAACGACAACCCTGTCTCTAAGAAATGTTTTACCTCTTTCAACTATTTGTATTTGCCCTTCTCGTTTAGTCGTGTCTTTCTCAGCAAAACCAGTTGCTAAAGCAACAGCCCTATCTGTATTGGCTTGTACTTTTTTAGGGTCAACATCTTTAACGGTTTTAACATACTTAGGGCCGATACCAGTACGAAGCCATGCAGTAGCAATTTCAAGAACACTAGGATTTTTTGTTACTGTTTCTACGGATTTTATGTCTTTATTGTTTTCAACAAAAGTTTGGACATTGCGCCAGGCTTTAAGGTTTTCAATAGAAGATTCGTAGTCTGTAACTTCTACGGCTATTGCTGCGTCAACCAGTTTTTTGTACTCAACGCCAAGGTTTAAAGATTTGTTTCTTGAAACTTCAGATGTTTTTAATGATTTCCTTAACCGAGCTATCAGATTTTTTTCTGATGTTTTGGTTGCAGCAATTGCAGTATCAAGGTCTGTCTTGCCAAGTATCTTTCCTTCGAATTCGTAGCCACCTTTTTTGGAATCATAACTAAGAATTTCAAGTTTTTTGCGGCGTTCTTGCAGTGCTTCTATTTGGTCTTTGTATTCTTGGGGGGTAACAGTTTCAGCCATTATAGATTTCCTAACACTTTGGATACGTTGCTGATAGCAGACAAGTATTTTGTTGCGTCTGATTCGGCACCGTATTTTTGTTCGATACGAGATTTGAAGAATGTGTCAGCTGCCGGAGCCTGGGTTGATGCGGTGCCGTTAGCTACAGACTGGTATGAACCAACAAGGTTTTGTACTGCATTGTCGTCAAGGGTGCGACCCATAACAGTTAGGGCTGTGCGTTGCAGGACTTCTTTAAGGTCAATTGCTGAAGGTACTTTGTTGATTCCGCTTGAACCCATAACAAAGTCTGGGCCTTTGGCTACTTGGGTTAAGGCTGTTTGCCAGTCAAGACCTTTGGCTTTGGCGGTTTCGTAAAAGTTTTGGAAGGCGTTAATGTCTTGCGGCATGAAGCCGTTGCCTCTTTCTGAGGAGCCGTACCAGCCTTTTGCTTTGAGAATTCCTTGAACTTGTTTTAATCTGATGTCGTCAAGTCCTGTAAGGATTGTTCTGATTTGTGAGTTACTTATTTCGGCAGTTGATGCACCGCCCATCGGGATGCCAGCAGCCCAGTCTTTAGGGTCTACTGACATTGCTGGTGATGGATTTGGGTTTGGGGTGTTACTCATTATTCAACCTCTTTGGATAGCAACCTATCGTACACCCGTGCGAACTCAGGATATTTCTCTGTAAGCGCACGAGCATATGAAGCTAAGTAGTCACGCAAGTCAACAACGTTGTTTGATTCCAAAGATGACAGTCCACGGTTTTGTGCTTCAACAAGTAGTCGGTCACGGATTTCTCCGTATGCTCGAACAGCCATAGCTACGTTGTTGTTATCTAGGTCTGGGCGTTGAGCCGCTTTGACGAGTTGTTCAATTTGTTTTGGTACTTTGTTGGGGTCATACACCATTTCGGCATAACCTTTATATTTAGCGTTTAACGCTTTGCGGTATTGGGACATGTAATCCCGCTGACCAGCATCCATAGAATCAGGGAACTGCGCTCGAAGGGTCCTGTAGTAAGCCATACCAATGGTCGCTTCAGCAGATGCAAGCATTTCTTCAGGGCTAAGTTTGACACGTTTTCCAGAAGCCAACTGGCGTTGGTACACAGTCATATCAAACTCTGTTCCTATTGGACTAAAGAACCCGGCTACGTCACGGAACTGGTTAAACAACCCTTTGTTGGTCCGTTCAAAATCACCGAACTGTTTAGAGGCATCAAGACCGCCATACAATGATTTAGTCTTGTTACCCATATATGTGAAGGCATCTTCGCCAAATACGTCAATGAAGTTGATAACTGCGGTGTCGTAGTCTTTGGTTTGCATTTCACGGAACGCCTGGGCAAGAACTGACGTATATACATCTATGCCTTTGGTTTGCACTTTAGGGTCAAATGAACCTGATGCCGGACCAGTGAATTGTGTTATGCCACGAAGGACAGAAAGGTAACGAGCTTTATCTTTAGCGTCATTCATTAACCGTTCACGGTCGTTCGAATCGGCAGTATTGTATTTCCCTGTTGCTGCTAATGCCTGCATGGTTTCAACAACGGTGTTCATAAACATGGTCGAACCTTCGTTGCCGCTAATACCGTCAGTAATTTTGGTAATCCACGTAGGAAGAAGGGCTTGGTTCAATGAGCCTCGTTCACCATATGGAAGCAGGATGCTGCGAATGGTGTCGGTCGAAGGAGAGTCAGGAAGGATTTTAGATACAGCCAAAGTAGCCATAGGACCTAGCCCTGGTTTCCAGTCAAGACCTTGGCCGATACCTTTAACGGAAGCATTGATAGGCATTTCTACCCCAAACAATGCTTTGGTTAATTGACCTGATAATGGAAAAGTAAAAGACCACGCTCCTGATTGTGGGTCCTTATATACAAATCCTCGACCATTCTGGTCTGGGTCTGCTGTAGTTACGCCATGTGCAACCAGCTGTCCTTTACGCAATACGTTTACGTCAGGGATGATGTTTGGCCCGCCAGCACTAATAGGGTTGAACGCAAGTTTCCCCATACGGCCCATGAACTCTGCCCACTGTTGTGCGAACGGCGAGATAATACGCATAGCATCAACACCGTTGCGTCGGTCTACAGCGTTGTAAAACATTTTCATTGTGTCATCAACAGCTTGGCCTGCTGCAAAAGCGTTTAATTCTTTAGCGTTGATAGTGCCGTATGATTTGATTTTGCCTGACTGCAAATCTTGAAGTTTTGCCCATGTTTCTTTACCAACCATAAGTTCTGGTCGTTTGCCTGAATCCGCAGAACGGGCTGTAATGTCAGAAATGATTTCGTCAATAGAATTTTTATCTAAAGAACCTGCCAGTTTATTTACCCAGTCATAATAAAGTTCACGGAAAACTGGTGAACGTTCAAGTTTTGCAATTGGGGCGTTATACAAATGTCCGTGGAAGTAGTCCGTCAATCGGTTCATTGATTCTTTCAAACCATAAGCTTCTGGAGTTTTAGGGTCAATGACTTCACCCATAACTTTTTTAGGCATCTTAGGGTCGTTATAGATTTTGTCGCTTGAAAGATGTTTAATCAAATCAGGCGTGTTTTCTCCACCGTTAAATGCGTAAGGTTCAATAGTTACTTTGCCGGTTACTGAATCAATAGAAACAATTTCACCTTCGGCAAGACGTTTCTTTCCTGCTTTGTAGGTGACTCGTTCTCCAACAGCAACATCGCCTTTAGAAATAAATTCGCTACCTATTTCAACTGGCCGTGTACGACCACGCGCAACAACGTCAAGCAGTTCTGGATGGTTGCCTGTTATTTGGTCAATACGACCTTGCACTTCTTTGATGTGGGCAAAAAGGTTTTGGTCGTCAGTTAAATCAATTTTGTCTTTAG